CTGGGTTGTTGCGTTCGCTCAACAGAATGGACATGCAAGTACCAGGATCAATCAAATTGGGCGCATAACACTTGATGGCTCTCTTAGCCAATCCATTCAAACACTCACAATGTTCAGCAGTAGTCACCAATTCATGGAATTTTCCTGCGTTATAGCCAAGAATACGAGCTTTCAAATTTCCAGCTCCGTGTTCTGTTGGAAGTAATCGTGTGTGATCTTTGAAATTTCGACTGTGTGACATCCGGAACATGAGAAGATCGAAGTTCTCAAACCGTTCTCCTGAAGAGAGAGCAAAATCAAAGTACATGCGTCCGAATACTGAGTTCGAGTTTTGAACGCAGTACCCTTTTATTCGAGATACTTTTTGGTTGGCGAATACCGCTCCTTTGTTGAAATAGTGAGCATTCATCAAGACATATCCATTCTCCAGGCACACAAACTGCGCTCGATATCGAGTGGGATCGTCATCTTGCGTGAAAAAAGCTTCAAGAACGCAATTTTTCAAAGTATTGGTGGCTTGAGTGGGGGAAGCTTGAACCATGCGTGCAGGCTGTGGAATCCTGGCTTTCGGAAATGGAATTTTGCCAAGCCATGAAAACATGGAAGTTTCACGCTCGGGATCATTATCCAAAGTTCCAGCAGAAGCAGACAAACGATTGCTATTCCAGCATGAAACTCCCAATGAAACCAATCCCAATAAGCCGACGGCTATTGTGATTGATTCCGCGGGGTTTTCTTTGGCGTACTTGACGAGCGATTTATGCTGAATCCTTCTGTCCATGAGCATTTTCTCAAGTTTTCTCTTCCTAGCAGTGTAGCCAACGTATGACTTCGCACTGAGAGAAAACGCGGTTGAAACACCGGTGAACACACCGCCACAAATGGCGGCATGAAAACGTTTCGGGTGTTTGCGAAATGCAAGGAAAATACTACCGACAACAAGAGAAGAAATGGCGAAAGTTCGTCTGAGGAGAGTGGATCGATCAACAAGCATCTGATCTGCTGCTGCGCGGTGAGCTACAAAAAGCTTTACAGCTCTCTGCACTATTGGTGTGTCCCAAATGAAATCGGGAAACACAACCACACCATGCGTAATTGCAGAATCAACAACATTGTTAAGCTCCTCCACAATCTCCTTGTCAAGCATCTTTCCTATTGATCTGTGGACTCTGAGCAATTTTGCCCAGTATGCCATGGTGAACCATCGAGATACAGAATTGTACAACGTGCGACCAGCATAGGAAACAATTTCGTCTACTGGTCCCGCACATGCTGACAATCTGGATTTTGAAGATTTCGAAGAAACAACAGAGCCTGATTCAGATTCATCGTCAGAACTTTCACTATCACTCTCAATCGCCTTTGGGGCAGAAATTTCAGTGCAGACTTTCTTAACAGGGGGAGCGGGAAAAACTTTCGACACTCCATCCTTGCAAATGCAATGTCCGTCTGGATAGAGACATACGGCACATCCAGAAATTGGAGACATCGCAGTCTGAGATTTTTCAAGATCAAGCTGATTAGCGATGTGGGAGCGAGCTCGTGTTGCAATCAAGTATTCTAACATGTAAACGTCAATTTTTGATGCTGGCATGATCTCGCCCTTCCACTCAAAATCAATGACTTCCCAATGAGTAGAAACTTTGGGCTTCTTTCCAGGTTTGCCCTGACGAATGATACAGGATTGTGGATAGTACACAGTAAACAACCATGCATCAACAGTCAAGTCAGGATTGTCTGTTGTGAGTTTTTTGTTCTCATCATCTAGCATCATGGTTCCTTTCTTGCGATACTCGGGTCGCACCTCCATTTCAATGTGAAGAAAGCGGCGGTACAAAGCCATAGGATCGATAGAAAAGTCTTCTGCACGAAATCCCAAAACTTGGGAGGTCATAACAGTAACCTTATGTTGAAACCAACAAGATGATTTGAGCTCAAGCTCGGCTTTGATAACTGGAGTTGGAATGTTGTTGACCAATGACAAAATCAAGTCATTCGGATTGTTCTTGACAAAAGCTGCTTTGGTTTGATTGACATCATCAAGAATAACTCCCAAAGTTGAGGAATCAACTAAATTTTGGAAATCATCCTTAGTATTGATAGGGGCGATGTAATCTTTGGAATACTCAATTGACATTCCTTTGAATGCAGCTTGAAAAATCTTTGGAACAATGGTCGATTTTCCAACAGCAGTTCCTCCAAACAGACACAATCCAAGTGAAGCAATTCTGAACGAAGCTCCCTTGCGCTTATTTTCTAAAGCATGAAGGGTAGATGATACTTCATTGAAAGTGTTGGTGAGAAGAGAAAGTGTGGATCCCTTGGGCTGCATTTTGAGACAACGCTGCAAGGGTACCAGAAGATCTCGAAATTCCTTTTCAAGTTCTTGTTCTTCTGAAACAGATGAACAATTTCCAGCGAGGACTGACGGAATGCGTGGTTTCCACTTGAAGTAAACACCACACAAGGTCTGAACATCATCGCTGCTGAACAGAATAGGCATAAGAGATCTTTGTTGAAAACATTTGACTCCAACGTCGGAAACCCATGCAAACATCTTGGAAAACGCGTCAATAAAATCTACTGCGTTCACAGTTTCAGCGGATGCATGCTTGGAAATCTGGTTGAAGAAAGGCAAATCCCATTCGACATTAGCGAGCTTGCAAGCACTGATCGAAAATGCAGCGCCTATAAGATAAGCCAATTTGTCAAAATTTTTGTTGTTCTTGAGCAAATTTATACAATCAGAAGTTGAAAAGCCGTTGGCAGTCAACCTAGTGGTGTGATCTGTTCCAATGCTCTCAGTCACAAGCCTCTTAAAAGTTAAAAATATCGAGTCTTGATTATAGAACTTGACAAAACAAATGAGATGATGTGCACAATCAAATAAGCTCGTGGCTCTAGACAAGCCATAAGCTAAAAGCGCAAAGTTCTCAACATGGAAGATGGCACGATCAAAATACTTCAAAGCGGAAGGATCAACAGATTTCCGAAAGGATTCCAAAAAGGACATCCATTCCGGGGAAGAATTGTCAATCTCAACTTCAGACTCCTGGGGGGAATCGTCATTATCGTCTGAATTAGTGATTCGTGTGAGGGGGGCTGAGTGGGTACCGCCACAAGATGAAAGACGTTGTCGCCGCAAATAATTGCGGCGGCGCGTCTCTTTTTTGTTGCGACGGGCGGGGGACTGGGAAATGTTCTTTTCACGCAATTCTTTGAGTTCAATAGAATCAAGAATCTCCCATCCAACCACGCGATTTGGGTTATCGCGAGGAAAGGGTATGGGGCCAGCACGACTAGGACTAGGTCCTCGTGCACGTGGTTTATGAACACTTTTAGGGGTAGCAATGAATTCCTTTAGATCGAAACAAGCGGATCGAGAATCAAGGGGAAGCCAATTCGGCCGTTCGCTAATAGCGATGATACTCTTTCCGTCGATGTGATCTCGGTAAGTAACAGAAACAATGGGACCTCGAGGTGTAAGAATTTTCTTAACACTATCAAAAGGTCCAAGCAAAGACTCCGAAATCGGATCATAAGAAATGGTCGGTTGGAAAGACTTGGGTAAAGTCTTGTCGTAAGGGCTAAAGGGGGTGATGGGGGGGGGGTTGTCCAGGGTTGGAACGACATCACCACCTCCTGATGCCCCACCGAAGTGGGGCACAGGAGGGGTTTTAGTCATCCCGGGCCATGCCTCCTCGAAGGAGGACTTAGGGCTCATTCTTTTCATAGATGGCGAA